TAGACCCTGTGTCTGGAACCACCGACGGCTCAAGAAACTATAATCTGGTAGAAGGATTTAATAGTTTAGGATTGAATTACAGATAATGAAAGGTTATGAGTATGTTACCAACTTTGAGTTTGCCAGTTTATGAATTGACCATACCATCTAGCGGTAAAACAGCTAGATTTAGGCCGTTCATAGTGAAGGAAGAAAAGATATTATTGATGGCAGCAGAATCAAACGACGATGCTGAGATAGTTAATGCAACAAAAGAGATTCTAAAGAATTGTTGTGTTGATGGTGATGTTGACATCAACACTTTACCATTTTTTGATGTTGATTATTTGTTTATTGCACTGAGAGCTAAGTCTCTGGGTGAATCGATTGAAATGAAGTTTATTTGTAATAATGTGGTTGAAGAACAGACTTGCAAGAATGTTTTTTATGCTGACGTTGATGTTTCAAAGGTAATAGTTGAAAAGTCAGATGTACAGTCTAAAATAACTCTTACAGAAAATATTACAGTAAAGATGAAGTATCCAACATATGCAGTCATGAGAATGATCAATGAAGATGATGATATAATGGAAAGAAAAATAAAGGTAATATCTGCTTGTATAGATTATATTGCAGAAGGTGACACCGTTCATAGTGCAAAAGACTATTCTAAAGAAGAGTTGAAAGCCTTTATTGAAAACTTAACAGAAGAACAGTTTAATAAGCTAGATGAGTTTATTGGTAATTTTCCAACATTTTGTGTTGGTGTAGAGGCTACATGTAAAAAGTGTGGATTTGAACACAATATCAAGTATAGAGACTTCGCAAGTTTTTTTTAATTTTGCTCGGTCATGATAAGTTAACAAACTATTTCAAGACCAATTTTGCGCTTATGCAGTATCATCGATATAACCTGTATGATATTGAGAATATGATGCCTTGGGAGAGACAGATTTACATAGAACTACTCAAGGCACATATCAAAGAAGAAGAAGAAAAAGCGCGTGATCGAGCAGCCCAAAACAAAAGAAGAAGATAAATGGCAGCATTTCAAAATTTGACAGTTGACTACAGAAGTGTACTAGGCAAGTTGAGCGTCACTGATAGGATCAGGCTGCTCTACACCGAGTCGGGACGCGACATGCTTGCTTCGTTGACTGCTGAACAATATGCCAAATTATTTCCTACTTATTACAAAGAAAAAATACCAGATATTTCTGGCTTCATGAAAGCTCTTACACCGGAAGGTAGAAGAACTCTTGTTAATGCTGATCAACTAAGAGAAGGTTCATATTCGGCACCAGGTGGTAAAGCACCGCCTAGAACCGAGTTGGCTATTCCATCGGGTAGAGCAAAGCCGTCTGTGCTACAGCGACTTGAAAAAATTATGGATACTCAAGGAATATCTGATGCTGGTGCTAAACCCGAATTAAGCACAGAACAAAAAGAACTCATCAAGAAAATGAGGCAGGGTCAGGTTGTCAGTGCTGATAACGAGACAGCGGCTTTCATTTCTAAACTAACACCTGAACAAAAGCAACAGGCTGGAATTTTAGACGCTACGGATGAGGCTGGTAAGCCTGCATTTAAAATGGCACCGACGCAGGTCACAAGACAAGAGATAGAATCTGCTAGAAGGTCTACAGTTAGTGGTGGAAATAACAAAGAAATAATTATGAAGTCTTTTGCTGACGAATTAAGAAAGCAAGGCGTTCCTGAAGCTAATCTGCCTTATGCAGTAGCGGCTATGGCTGGTCAGGTACAGGGTGAGAGTGGTTTTAATCCGAAAGCTGTTCATGACAGCGGAACAGGATATGGCATCTATGGTGCTAGAGATCCGAGCCCAGGTCGCGGCCGTCGAACAGATATGTTTAAATGGCTTGAAGCGAATGGATACACTAAAGATAGCCCAGAAGGTCAAGCACGTTATATGGTGCATGAGGCCTTCACAAAATATCCTAAGACCAGAGGAGCATTGGTTGAAGCCAATAAAGATAATATTGGTGAGGTTACTGGTGTACTCGTTAATGATTTCGAAAGACCAAAAGAACGAGCTAACAACATAAGAGTTAGAACACAACATTCAATTGGTTTCTTTGAGAGTGCTACGAGAATTGCTGAGAATCGTGACCTTGCGGGCAACATGACAGATGAGCAAATAGAGCAAATTTTAAAAGAAAGAAAAGAAAGAGGTCAAGAACAAGCTCTAGCTGGCACACAAGAGAAACCAAAACTACCAGATGGCGTTGATCCTAGATTTGCACAACTTTATGAACAGATGCCTCTTGGTCAGGCTCAAAATGCAATAAGAGCTATAGAAAAAAGAGGTCTAGAAAACTTTAACAGTGACGTAAAGAAAGCTTTTGAAGAAGGAGCTGAAGGCACTGGTACTAGGCCAACTGGAAGAGGTGTCGGCACAGTAGAGACACCTGGAGCACCAGGATCTTTAAGACCCGATGCAGTGGGCAATCTGATATCAATGTCTAATCAGAGAGCGGTCAGAAATAAACCTCTGTCTGGAAATTTGACAGACCAACTCAATTATGCTGCTTCTATGTCTGGCGTTAAAGTTGAAGTATTTTCTGGTGGTCAAGCTGGTATAGGTTCTGGTGGTCCTAGAGTAGGTTCTACGAGGCATGATCATGGAGGTGCTGCGGATGTTAAGCTTGCAGTTACCGATGCACAAGGTAGAAGACGTTATCTGGATATGAGAAATCCTGAAGATGCTGCTAAGATGGAATCTTTTGTCAAGCATGCCGTCCACGCGGGCGCCACAGGTGTAGGCGCAGGCTATATGGGTGCGAGTACAATACACGTTGGTGGTGGAACATCTAGAAGTTGGGGTGGTGCCGACTGGATAGCCAGGGCACATACAGCAGGAACACAATCTAGAAAAGATCAGCCTGTAGATATTGCAGCATGGAAAGAAAGAAGACAAAGTGAACTAGCAGCGGCTCAAGAACAATCTAGTAACGTCCAAGAGGCTTCAGACGAGGCTAAAAAAGAAGAAAGAGAATCCGCATATAGAAACATATTTAATCCAGAGAGATTTAGACAAGCAGGGGTTTTAGGTAAGGGTGTTGGTACAGTAGAAACTCCTGGTGCTCCGGGTAGTTTACCACAAACTGATGATCAAGCGCAGACAGAAGAAACTCCTAAAATTCCTCAAAACTATGCTGGTGGTGAACAGAAAGTTAACAGCGATTCAATTACGGCTTTTCCAATTAGCGGGCTAAATGGTGACAATGCCATCGTAGCTGACTCTAACAAAGATCCTTTATTCACAATGAATACAAATAAAGAATCGGCGTCATATGATCCTAATACAGGAAAAGTAGAAATCCAACCCGTGAAAAGAAATGAACCTGAGCAATTAAAGAATAACGAAGAAGTTAACTCGCAAACATCAACAGTAAACGAGTTTACTACACCTCAAGAAAATCAAAATGCATCGGAAATGAGACCTGCGCCTTCACCTGATCCAAATTATTCTCTACAAGCCGCTATTATGTCTAGTGCGAATCCTTTTACCACGCCAAGTTTTGAGCGTGCGGTAAACGCTGCTAACTTCAAAAAAACGGGTTATCACTTCGACCATGGCGCCGCTAATTTAAGATAAAAAAAGGCGGGTTTCCCCGCCTTCTTCGTTTAGCTAAGTGCGAGCCTCTTGAACTCGTTAAGCTCTTCATCATCATCGTCAACGTTAAACGGTACGCTTTCGTCAACGACAGTCTTAGGCTTGTTGAAGACCGGCTTCTCAGTCGCCTTAGCAACTGGCTGGTTTGCTGCGGGCTTCGTCCAATTGTCTTCCTTCTGTTCACCAAGAACTTCATCAAGACGACGCTTCAGTTCGTCATAGGTCTTGAAATTCTTCGGATCAAGAAACTCGTTAAGTGAGTACTGCTTGTTCCAAATCCTCTCAAGGTCTTCATCGTCACTGAGAAGCGGCTTAGATGCATCGAAAATCGACTGATCATAATTCGGATAACCATCGACTGTACGAATACGGATCTTGAAGTTTGCGCCCTTCCAGAAGTCGAAAGGATTCACAGCTTCGTCACCGTCAAATTCAGGATTCATGAGAAGAGTAATCTTATCGAAAATCTTCTTACCGAACTTGAACAGAAAGACCTTGCCTTCATTGTCAGGATTCTTGGGATCAGAAACAACGTAGATGTTGCTGACATAATGAAGACGGCGCTTCTGAGCCCTAGCCTGCTTACGCTGCCAAGACTGGTCATCAGTCGTGGCATTCCAAAGCTGACTGTTATGCTCAGAGACGGGATCCTTCTGATTAAGGGTGGTCAAAGAGTTTTCGATGTACCACTTACCAGTAGGACCCTGGAAGCCATGATCGAAGATGCGAATCCAAGGAAGAGCATCTTCACCGTCGATAGAGGCTGGCGGCAAGAAACGAATAACGGCTGAACCGTTGCCGCTCTTATCTCTTTCAAGCTTCCAAAAGCGGTCATCACCCTTCTTTTCAGTGGGTGCGTTAAGCTTTTCGATTTCCTTGGAAAGGCGAGCGAGAGAACCAGAAGACTTCTTGAGTGTTGCGAAATTTGACATTGTATTTTCTCCGTATGTTAGGTGTATAAAACTTGTCCACGATATTCATCATCAACTTCAGTATATTAACAGGGCTATCTCGCCTTGTCAATAGTATATAGTCAACCTTCTTGAGAAAATCTCTCACGTTGACTGATTTTTTTTCTTCTCTCTTTATCAGCACGCCGTCTGGCTCGCTTCTTGTCTTTGTGAGGAAGATCCATATTCATGCAGTTTCTCCTTCAATATGACTTTCATCTTATTCTTATCGAACTCAACGAAAGGTTGATACTTTTTTATCTTCAGCCTATAAGAGTTGAAGATGCTATCAAAGTTTTTTGAGAATCCTATGAAATGGTCTAAGACCACGGCACTCTCGTATGAAACGTCTTCTCTTATTATGTAAGTCAGGATAGGTGCAAAAGAACCTTTCGTAGCCTTAAAAACTTTATCGGGCTGATCGTTTGTAAAGAGCGAGTCCAACTCGTTGGTAAATGTGTAAGTTAGAGATTGCCTTCTGCGCCTGTACTTAAGAAATATTTCGTTCGAATCATCATCGAGCATATCTCCCACCCAAGCCTTGTCCTTAAGGAAGTTTGATACGAACAAGTCTTGCATATCTTCCGCTGAATACATTCTTGATATTTTTTGGAACTGAAACCTATCCCTTCGACTCATGAAAGCGTCTTTGTTTGCGGTTGTTTTTCCGTTGTACTTGAAGAAATCATAACTCTCACGCGAGAAATGATTCTTCAGAGCCAGGTAAAGGCAATAGGTCTCAAACGCGGATAGTCTCATATGATCCTGTAGATTTTGTTCCTGTAATCTATTTTGAGATTACTCAAGTGGTCTGCATCATATACGGTCTTTGAGTCCATTACAACCTCAATCTTATCGAAGTTGATATATTTCTTTAAGTGTGCGAAGGTATTTGTTTTGAATAATACTTCCTTCTTAGAAGCAAATTGATCTAACATAAAGTTCCAGTATGCGTAGGCCAAATCTTCTGTACCAAAAGCATTGCTCACGATTAGTGTATCGAAGTCTTGTTCATCTTCGGAATTTATGAGATAAGGTGGCGCCTTGTTTCCAATACAAGTGAGTACAGAAGCTACAATCATTGATGATGGCACAATAGCATTTACTAGATTGAGCCCGCACAATTTGGTTTGAACACTGCTGATACCATAATCAAAAGATATGGACATGATCTTTTTATCTTTGATCTTAATGAAATTCTTTTCAATGAAAAGAGCTAGTGAGAAAGAATCCATCTCACTAGGCAAAACGTCAAATGTGAATAGCCCACTGTAGTCGTCTATCAGATATGATCCTGCTAAAAGCTTTTTCACATCCTCAAGATTATGAATTATTGCATTGTAGTAGAAATCTTGAATTACTGGATCAAAACTTTGATGAGAAAAGAATATTTCAAAGTTTTCTTTCCAGGTCTGAGCATATGAACTACTCTTATCTAGATACTTCAAAATAGGATTTAAATTGTATTCCATCCTCTAGCTCTCATCTTCTCGAACTGATTCATATCGGCAACTTTGCAGTGTTAGACTTAGGAAGATAATTCAGTTTTTCAGCCTCAAGTTGAATTTTGGACTTCAAAGCGCCTGATATCAACTTTGCAGCCAGTTCTATCTCAAAGCCAGTTTGATCACAATGAAGCACAATGGCATCCATGTACGATATATCTTTCATCCAAACAAGTTCTTCAATCTTCATAGAGAACTCTGTAATTTCTTCTTTTGTTGCCATTATTGCCTCAATGTTTTGTCTAGATCAATTGCTGCAAGGAACAAATACTTAAAGATAAGCATCCATGCGAATACTGCACCTTGCCCATTCATTGCAAAGAATATCAAAATAATAACATCAATGAGAACGCCAAGCAAGAGACTTCTCACCCTTTCCTCAAGAGTCTTATTGAAGATCACTGACGACCATATGGCAATATAGCCAAAGCTCG